GGTTTAATGAAAAACCCCTACAAGTAGAACTTTATAAATAGAGCTACCCTGGAATCACCAAGGCACTCTATTTTTCGGCTACTCTTGCAATAATGCAAGACCCCAACAATAACAACGAAAGGTGATTAAAAATGACGGATAGTAAAGAGAACCCTCTTTTACAAAAAAGAACTACTTCTCTGAAGAACGATAAACAAGAAGCTAATCCATATAATCAAAAGAAAGATTATCTTGATTATGATGCTATGGATGAAGCAGCACAAAAACCATACGAAGGTGCAAATGATGCGATGGGTTACAAAACACCAAAACCTAAAGTAGTTGTGGATACAATGATAGACACAGAAGAAGCTACTCAGGAAGAGGAAGTAACTCAAGAAGCTCAACCTTATAAAAAAGTTGACTATAAAAAAAGGTATGATGATTTAAAAAAACATTATGACGGTAAAGTAAATTCTTTTAAACAAAAAGAAGAAGAACTTCACGCACAATTAAGAGCTAATAGACCAAAATATAAAGCTCCTAAAAGTAAAGAAGAACTTCAGGCATTTAAAAAGAATTATCCTGATGTTTATGATGTTGTTGAATCAGTTGCTCATACTCAAGCTACTAAAGAAATGGAAGATTTAAAAGGAGAATTAAAAATTCTTCGTGATAAAAATCTAGTAATTTCTAATAAAGAAGCAGAGTTAACTTTGGAAAAGTACCACCCAGACTTCTCAGAGATTCGAGAATCCGATGAGTTTCATCAATGGGCAGAAGGACAACCAGAAGAAATAAAAGGTTGGATTTATAGTAATGGTTCAAATGCTACTTTAGCTGCTCGTGCTATTGACCTCTTCAAACAAGATGTCGGCAAGTTAAAATCTTCTAATACTAAAAAGAATATCTCAGGCGATTTATTACCTGCTTCAGAAATGATACAGGTAAAAAATAATAAAGAGATAGGCTATGGAACTAAGAAGATTTGGACTCGTTCTCAAATTGCAGCTATGTCTCAAAGTGAATTTGATAAGAACGAATTATCTATTACAGAAGCTATGTCTGAAGGTCGTGTCATTAATGACATGAGCAAAAGAAATTATGGTGGTAGTGGAAATCCGACTGTCTAATTTTACTCGTGATTAGTTGCTAAATTAACAACTAAACAAGGAGGAAGTAATGGGTACATTACAAAATGCGTCGAATGCAAACCTCTCTAACTTTAATGTAGGAGTTTCAGCCAATGAATTTTGGGTTCCTGAAATTTTCTCGAAGAAGATTCAAAACTTCTTTAGGAAATCCTCTGTTATCGAAGCTATAACTAATACAGACTACGCTGGTGAAATCAGTGGTTTTGGCGATACCGTTAAAATCATTAAAGAACCTGCTGTAACTGTTGCAGCTTATACTAGAGCAGCATCGACTACAAAACAATACCTTACTGATGCCGAAGCGACACTTGTTATTGATAAAGCAAACTCATTTAAGTTTATTATCGATGATATTGAGGAAAGAATGTCTCATGTCAATTTTGCATCTGTAGGAGCAAGCTCTGCGGCTTACACACTTAAAGATACAATGGACGCTGAAGTCCTTGTTGCTATGTTCGCTGGTTGTTCAGCAAGTTCACCTGACCATGTAATTGGTTCAGATAGTTCAACTGCTGACACAACTATGACACACGCAACAAACTCTGTTGACTTAAGTAATGCTGCTGCAGACGTCTCTCCACTACAACTTATGGCTAGATTGTCAAGACTATTAGATGATTCCAATGTTCCTGAAGAAGGACGTTGGTTTTTAGCAGACCCTAGATTCTACGAAGAACTAGCGGATACTGATTCTAAGTTAATGTCTTCTGACTATAACCAAGGTGATGGTGGCGTAAGAAACGGCTTAGTAGCTAGTGGTTCTATTAGAGGTTTTAAAATGTATAAAACTAATAATATTGCTGCAACTTCTAATGCAGACGGTAAATGTTTAGCTGGTCATATCAGCTCTACTGCTACCGCACAATCTATCCTTAACATTGAAACTCTACGAGACACTGATACTTTCGGTGATATCGTAAGAGGACTTCATGTTTATGGAAGAAGTGTTCTTAGAGATGATGCTGTTGTAACAGCATTCTACAAATACGGATAAGACGTAATTAGAAGGGGCGATTAAGTTCGCCCTTTCTTTTATATATAAGGAATTTAAAGATGAAAAGTGGAATTGAGTATACTGATGTTATAACAGAACATTTACCTTTTTTAAAAGAAGGTGATAGTGTAGATTCTTGTGATTACAGTAAAGAACAATACCCTAAACAATATGGTAAAATGGATTTAAGAAGAAAAGTTGATATTGTTGGTACTTCATCTGATGGTAATAAATAATGGCTGCTCCATTTAGAACATACTTGGATTTAACTAATACTTTAATTAGAGAACTTAATGAAGTAGAATTAACATCTGTTACTTTTACTAGTGCATTAGGTATACAAAAATATATTAAAGATTCAATTAATAGAGCTTACTTTGATATCTGCACTTCAGAAGATAAGTGGAGTTTTTTAAGTGTAGGAGACCCATCTAATAATTATTATGGTAATACTTATGTTGAAACAACATCTGGTACTAAGTGGTATGATTTAAGAAGTTCTCAAACAATTTTAAATGAATATAGTTTTATTGATTGGGATAATATAATTGTTACAGAAGAAGGAGTAAGTGGTAAAACTGCTCCATATGAAATTCATAGACTACAGCCAATGTCTATAAGTAGTTGGCAACGAACTTATGGTTTAGACGAAGCTCGTGATAAGAGTGATTCACAAACTTATGGAATACCTAGAAGAGTTATAAGAGTTCCAGAAAATAATAAACTTGGTTTATCTCCTATACCTGATGGAGTATACAGAATTTATTTTTATGCATATGCACAACCTACAGAATTAACAGCACATGGAGATACAATAGTATTTCCTAAACAATACACATCAGTTTTATTAGCAAGAGCAAGATATTATGTACATCAATTTAAAGATAATATGTCTCAAGCACAATTATCAGATGTTGAATTTCAAAAAGGATTAAGAAGTATGAGAGAGCAGCTTATAGAGCCTTTCCCAGAAACTATGGATGATAGACGTAGTATATATGTCTAGTACAAAAAAACAGGTAAAGCTACCAGCTCCCTGGAATAAAACAAATAAAAAAGAAATAATAAAAGAATTTTTTAAAGCATGGCAGAACAAGGTATATCGATAAACTGTGAAGGTGGTTTAGACTTAGTTTCAAGTACCGCTTTACTTTTTAGAACTCCAGGAGTAGCTCAACGACTTAATAATTTTGAGTCGTCTATTCATGGTGGATACAGAAGAGTTAATGGTTATACTAAGTTTGGAAGTAACCAACCAGCTGGAAATGCAGATGATATTGAAGGTTTATTTAGATATGCTAAAGGTGTTGTAGCTTGTCAAGGTTCTAATATTTATTATAGTGCAGATGGAACTACTTGGAGTCAAGTAAACAAAAACACTTATCAATCTAAAACAGGAACAGTTGCAGTAACTTCAGGTAGTGCTACAATAACAGGAACAAGTACAGCTTTTAGTACAGAGTTTGCAGTTGGTGATGATATAAAAATTAATGATGAACAATTTCTTGTATTAAGTATAGCAAGTAATACTTCAATGACAGCAGATGGAAATTTTGCTGCAAGTGCATCGAGCCAAACAATTTATAAAAATGGAGCTACTGCTGCTCAACTTTCAAGTGGAAGTGCAGTATCTAGAGGTTCTCAAAGTCTTTGTGAGTTTGCTTTTTATGAAGGTAATAAACAATATGGTAAACTTTATATAGCTGACGGTGCTAATAAGATTGGTGAATTAGTTATAGAAATTACAAATGCAGGAGTACATACCTATTCATTTAAAGAAGTAAATAGGTCAGCTCCATCAGACCCAGAATTAGTTACTATTTTTGGAGAAAGATTAATAGTTGCAGGTCATTCAGAAAATCCACAAGTAGTTGCTTGGAGTACTAGATTATCACCAGAAAATTTTACAGGAAGTTCTGCAGGTACAGTAGATGTTGGAGACCAAATAGTAGGTATAAAATCTTTTCGTAATAAACTTATTATCTTTTGTAAAAATAGTATATATCAATTATCTGGACTTGATACTACAGCAGTCTTATCATCGGTAACTAAAAATATTGGTTGTGTAGGTGGTAAAACAATTCAAGAGATTGGTGGAGATTTAATTTTCCTTTCTCCAGATGGTTTAAGAACTATTGCAGGTACTGCTCGTATTGATGACATTGAGTTAGGCTCTATTAGTAGAAAAGTATTACCTATATTTAGAGATGATATTTTTCCTAACCTAACATCTTTAACTTTTTCAAGTATGGTTATACGAGAAAAAAGTCAATATAGATTATTTTATTATAAAAATGGAACTGCTGATTTACAACAAAAAGGATTATTAGGAACTTTTAAAATATCTTCACAAGGAGTTCCTTTATATGAGTGGAGTGAATGTACAGGTATACCAGCTCGTATGACTCATTCAGGCTTTGATGAAGATAATAATGAAGTACATTATCATTCAAGTATTGATGGTTATGTGTATCAACATGATACTGGTGATAACTTTAACGGAAGTAGTATAACAGCAGAATATAAAACACCTGATTTAGATTACGGAGATTCAGGTGTTCGTAAAACTTTATACTACTGTAAAACAAGTATTCGTGCTGAAGGAGCAAATAATAATTTAAAATTGCTTTGTCGTTACGATTTTGATGATAATAATATCTCTCAACCAGCAGAGGTAGCTATAGGCTCATTAGCTAGTCCAGCTCTTTTCGGAGTAGCGGTTTTTGGAGCGGCAATTTTTGGACAAACACTTTATCCACAACAAAAGGTAAATCTTGTAGGTAGTGGATTTACAAATAACTTTACAATATCAAGTACTGGTACTGCATCTCCTTATACAATTTCAGGATTTTATGTAGACTTTATACCAGGCGGAAGGATTTAAACATGGCGGCATATACAAGACAAAGTTCATTTGCAGATGGCAATACTATTAATGCATCATTATTTAATAATGAATATGATGCAGTAGCAGCAGCATTTGTTAATACAAGTGGACATAAACACGATGGAACAACTGGTGAAGGCCCAGTTATAGGTCTTATTGGTGATGCTAATGTTGCTACTCCTCTTAACAAAGTTTTAATTGATTCAACAAATGACCACATTGAATTCTATGTAGATGTTTCTTCATCTGCAGTTCAACAAGCGTATATGGCTGACGGAGTATTTGCTCCAGTTACTGACAGCGATGTTGACCTTGGTACATCTTCTCTTTATTTTAAAAATGCTTACATTGATACTGTAACAACTACAGGTAATGTAACTGTAGGTGGTGCTTT